TGCCCCACTTGTATCATACATTACAGTTAAATAATGTTGAATAGCTTCATGTAAAGCAGTACCAAATATAGTATGAATTGTAGGTGTGTATTGTTTATGACCTTCTTTATATTGTAATGACCATTTTTTAGGACATTGTCTAAACATAGAAAGTTGAGAATACGAAACATTTTTCTGATACCCATGATTAATAGGTTCAGGTTCATAATTACGTATTAGCTTAACAATTGATGGTATTTTTCTAGCCAAAACTTATTTTTTCCATTTGTCACGTCCTACTAACATACCAATTATTCCATAATTAGCAATGTCAATAAACGTATCTTCCATTCCTTCTCCTTTAACAAAATTTTTACCATTAATTAAAAGGTTTTTTAGACGGCTTATTTTATCTGTAAGTCTAATAGTTAATCCTGTTAGTGAGAATTTTTTATCTTCTGAGTTTGTTAGGTCACCTCCTAAAGCAATATTATTTAAACCATAATCCATATGTTTACGAGCAAACATTTCATACATTTCTTTTTGTATTTGTTTAAATTCTTGAGATAAGATAGGATATTCTGATTCAAATGTTTTAATAACCTTATTTGGTTTTTGTAACTTCTCCATTTCTTGTTCGTAATATGCTTTAATTGAGTCTCCCATTAAATTACTTTTTTATTGTTAAAATATAATTTTAAAGTATTAATTCTATCATCTGCATCTACTAATAGTGCTAAAGCTTCCTCAGCATTTTTATAGAAATCTTCTGTTGAATGGTCTCCAATTCCTACTGCTTTATTGCTAAGTAAGTCTAATGATAGTAATGCTTTTGCTTTATCTGCTTCGGCTGATGCCATAAGCATAGTGTAAAGTTCTGGTGTCATGTTTTAAATAATTTAGTTATTTCCTTTTTTTCTTTTCCTATAGAAGTAAGAATATTTTTTACTTCATCCTTACCTATAATATCAATATAATGATCTGCTTCATGGGATCCAACTTCAAAATAATTAGCTATTATTTCAACTAATTCTTTATTTTTAGCTTTTTTAGTAGATTTAATATACTTGTTCCATACTTTCTTTTTAGGAATCATATTACAATAAAAATTATAAATTCCTATTTTATCTGTAGGATGCATTCTTTGGGCTATATTAGCTACTTCAATATTATTTTGACCCATAGACATAAATCTATGAACCATATAAGAATTCCAACTATCCCAATCCTCGTTTGTGAATTTAGATGGTGGTGATTTTTTTACTGTTATTTCATCTAACCAATCCCAAAGTTTCATTACTTATCTTTTTTAAATCCTCTATAATATAAATCTGAATTTGATTCATTTATACCCCAATATCCTCTATGTAATCTATCCCAGTGAGGTATCATTTTAAAGTCATAAGGGGTTCTATTTTTATAAAAATCTTTCCACCATTCTATATTTTGTGTAAACGGAGATGATATAGGGTTTGAATTAGAAGTACCATGTTCTGGGCGGCCTAAACCTGCACAAGTTATTACAAATAACCCTCCAGGTTTGAGATGTTTTAACATATTAATAACTGTCAAATCATAAAAAGGATCATGCTCAAAACATTCACAACTAATTACAATATCAAATAATTCATCAGATGTATATTCATGACCTTTACACACGACATCTACATTGGGACCTTCATCAATATCAACCCCTACATAATCACAATTTTCAAAATGGGTTTTAGCTGATGGTTGAAGACCAAGTTTAAGGGAACCAATTTCTAATACTCTAGTATTTTTAAAGTATTGGGGATATAAAACTTTAGTTTCATATATAAAATGCATTGCCTCATGGTGCATATATCTTAAATTGTATATTCTTTATACTCTTCTCTTAAATCTGGGGGTAATGTATCTACAAGTATTTTTCCTGTTTTAGGATCAAAAAATACCGGGATAGGCATTACTGCATCTTCATCTGCTCCTACTACGAATTTAGAAACTTTACGAAGTACTACTCCTTGTTGAAATACAACTCCCCCTTCAGGAGTTTCTACTGATGTAGTATTTTTTAAATCTACATTTAATTGCATTTGTTGTTGTTGTTGATTTGCCATTTTTAATTTAATTTAAATCCATTTATTTTTTTTAAAATATAACCACATTCCTACTATTGTTCCTACTGTTAAAGCAGCAAATACCCAAAAACCGTGGTCGTCTGATATTAAAGGTACGTCATCAAAATTCATACCCCAAAGTCCAGTGTAAAACGATAAAGGTAAAAATATTGTAGACCATATAGTTAATAAATTTAATCTACGATTCATAAGATCATTATGTCTCTTTTCAACCATAGCTTCTAGTACTTCAAATATTTCTATTAAATCTAAGTGTTCTCCTTTTAATAATTCTCTTTTCAAATTATAAAAGTCATTTGTATCATAATCTTTATTTTCAAAGATTACAATTTCATAATATTCAAGTGCTTTTTTTAATTGTCCTTTTGTTGCCATAAGTCTAGTGTCCAAAGTAATGATTCAATAAAATATAAAACTCCAACTAACATCATCCCATAATGTGTCCATTCACCACTATGACCATAAGTAAAATCTTGGTAAATAGAAGGTATAGCAGAACCCATAATTGAAATACTAAATATTAATTTTGTATATTTATTTTCTAAAAATTTTCTCATTACAAATTAATTAGTTGATTAATTAAAGCCATACAATTTATTTCTTTATCAATTCTAAAATTAGATTGATATGAATATTCATTAATATGGTATGCTACCATTCCTTCTTTACCAGGAGCATATTTATCAGCATTATCATAAAGATAACGATATAATTCTTCAAAATCTTGAACATTAGCATCTGCTATAATTTGTCTAATATTTTTCCAAGATTTTTTACTTGATAATTCTTTTAATACTTGAGTCATATAATTAGATGATACTAGTACTGATTTATCTAATTGGAGATATTTATCTCCTTTACCATTAGTTATAGTTGATAATTGGATTGTATTAATACATTTACGTAAATCAGGATAATATTGATTAACTAAAGGTACTAAATCATTTATTTCATGTGAAATTGATTCTTCATTACAAATCCAAGATAAATGTTTGGCAACATCTTTTTTAGTTGGTGGTATTACTTTAAGTGTTTGACATCTAGATTGTAGGGGATCAATAATACGTTCTATGTAATTACAAGTTAAAATAAACCTTGTCGTACGCGAGAAAGTTTCGATAACATTACGGAGCGAAGCTTGCGCCTGGATAGTAAGAAAATCAGCTTCATCCAAAATGACCACTTTAATAGATTTAAAGCTAGCTGCTGACGCAAATCCTGATACTTTTTCTCTAATGGTTTCAATACCTCTTTCGTCGCTAGCATTAATATAAAGGTGATCACAATCAATCCCTTTAACAATGAGTTTAGCAAGAGTTGTTTTTCCTGTTCCGGCAGGTCCATAGAATATAAGATTTTGGATATCATTTTGTTTTAAATATTGAGAGATAATCTTTTTAATATGTTCGTTTCCTACATAATTTTCTAATTTAATAGGACGATATTTCTCTACTAATAAACTGTGTTCTTTCATAACTTAAATATAATAACCTTTATTTAAAAATCCAAACTTAAACTCCTTGTTTAAATTCACCATATAATGAATACATTTTAGGTTCTTCTTTCTTAATTTCTTCTTCTTGAGTTTGAATAGCATAAAGCTTACTATCAAGAGGATCTAACCTATATGCACCTTTAAATCCGGTTTGGTGGAAAAATGCTTCTAAAGCATCAGTTAAAGACTTAAATACTTCTTTTTTAGGATCACCAATGAGTGTCCACCTGTCTCCAGGTGGCACTCTTTTAGCAATCATTTCATTATGTTCTATAATTTTTGTACTCATGTTTATTAAATTATTTGGTCAGGTACTGGATCTTTTTGTTCAGGGTGATCAACTACAACACATTCTGTTAATAAAATTGTTCCTGCAACTGAAGCTGCATTTGCAAGAGCAGTACAAGTTACTTTTGTTGGATCAATAATTCCATCATTTTGCATATTAACAATTTCTTCTGTTCTTAAATTATATCCTGTCCAATAACCATCACCAGATTCACATAATTTATTAGCTAACATTTCTGCTTGAGTGGAATCATAACCAGCATTTGTTAAAATCTGAACAAATGGTTTTCTACATGCTTTTTTAACAATTTGATATCCTAAAGTAGAAGTATCTAAACCATTAGAAGCATATAATAAAGCAGCACCACCACCTGGTACAATACCTTTTTCTAGGGCAGCTTTAGTAGCGTGTAAAGCATCATCAACTCTATCTTTTTTCTCACCAATTTCAGTTTCAGTATAACCACCTACATGAATAATAGAAACACCGCCAATCATTTTTGCTAATCTATTTTGAAGGTGTTCAACAATATAAGGTGTATCTTCTTTTTCAATTTGTGATTGAAGATCATTTACTCTATTATTAATTGCTTCTTCCTCACCTTTACCATCAACAATAGTTGTTTGTTCTTTAGTAACTGTAACTGTTCTTGCTTGACCAAACCAATCATAAGAAAATTTATCAAGTTTCATTCCTTTATCTTGGTCAAACACAACCCCACCTGTTAGGGTAGCAATATCTTCAAGTAATAATTTTTTTCTATCTCCAAAATCAGGTGCTTTTACAGCAGCTACTTTAAGAATACCTCTTGCCTTATTGACAATAAGAGTAGCTAATGCTTCACCATCAATATCATCAGCAATAATTAAAAGTGATTTATTTGAATTTGATACACTTTCTAGAATAGGAAGTAGTTCTTTAACTTTAGTAAATTTATGATCAGCAATTAAAACATAAGGATCTTCTAAAGTACAGCTCATATCTGAGTTATTAGTAACAAAGAAATGTGACTTATATCCTCTATCAAATTGCATACCTTCTACTGTTTCAAGATATGTTTCTCCTGTTTTAGATTCTTCAATATGAACTACTCCTTCCATACCAACTTTTTCAATAGCTGTAGAAATTAATTTTCCTACCTCAATATCATTGTTAGCTGAAATTGTAGCAATTTGTTGTAATTGATCTTCAGAAGAAATAGTTTGTGAAATATTTTCTTCAATTACTTCAATAACTTCTTTAACTGCAGACTCAATTTGTCTTTTAATTTCAACAGCATTTTCACCATTATTTAGGTGTTTAAGTCCTTCTTTAATCAATTCACGAGCTAGTAAAGTAGAAGTAGTTGTACCATCTCCTGCTTTATCTGCTGTTTGTAGAGCAGCTTGTTTAACCATTTGAACTCCTAGGTTTTTAACTAACCCATCAACCCAAATACTTTTAGCAACAGTTACACCATCTTTAGTATTACTAGGTTTTTGGGTATTGTTATAACCTGATCTATCGATTAGAACATTTCTACCATTAGGCCCTAATGTACTTACAACGGCATCTGCTAAAGTATTAATTCCTTCCATTAGTTCAGCCCTTGCTTCAGGACCAAATTTAACTTCTTTTTTAAAATCTACTGGCATTGTATTTTAATTTTAATTATTAATTTTTGCTAAAACTTGATTTTCGGGTCCCACCCAATATTCTTCACCATCATAAGGAAGTTTAGTAAATCCTTGAGTTGGTAAAACAACAACATCTCCTACACTAAGAATTGTTTTAATAAATTC